AATGCTCAAGCAGTAGAACAGTCTAATGTGGCATGGAGAAGGCAGGCAAATACAATTGATACAGCAGCTAAAAATGCTGTTAATCAGCAAAATTCTATGAATGCTTTTAATTTGACCAGGGATTCTCAAAATGCTTTATGGCAAGAGCTAAGAGATAATGCTACTTATGATTGGCAAGGAGGCCAGAATCAATTAGATAGACTTTCTAGAATGTTATCTACTGCTTTATCTAATGATGCTATTAAAGCTAATGAGTCATTAGGATGGGGGCAAGGTAATCTTAAAGACTTATTTGATATGTTTACAGATTAATAAGGACAAATATAATGGGAATATTTAGTAAACTTTGGAAAGGCGTTAAAAAAGTCTTTAAAAAGATTGGCAAAGGAATTAAAAAGGTTGCCATGAAAGTCGGTAAATTTATGGATAAGATCGGCATTGTTGGACAAATAGGAATGATGCTTGTGATGCCTCATCTAGGGGGCTGGCTAATGTCGAGTCTTGGTGCTGCGGCTGAAGTCGCTTTAGCGAGCGAAATTGCTTTTATAAGGGGTGCAGGAGCCGTTCTAAATACTGTACATAAGTTTGCTGCTACTGCTGGTAATGTTTATAGTACTGTTACTGGAGCCGTTAAAGATTTTATAGGCACAGCAGGAAAGTATATTGGTGGTAAACTAGGATTACCAGGTTTTGAAAAGATGACATTAGATAAAGCGTGGCAAACTTATTCAAATGACGTAATGAAAAATATATCAAGTATTGCAGATCCCTGGAAACAAGCTGTAACAATTAACCCTGGCTTTGGTACAACTGTTGCGGAACAAGCCAGAGCCGTAGGCATGTCTCCAGAAGACTTTGTAAAAAATTACACTATGCCTGAAAATGTAGCCGCTAGTATGCAAGGATTATCAGGAGATGATTTAGCGAATTTTAGATTTGATTCTATTAAAATAGAAGTTCCTAAACCTGGCCTACCGTCTAGCCAATCTATAACTGTTCCGATTGCCGAGCCTTTTCAAGCAACACGGAATACAGACTTTTGGGGGTTTGCTCCTCAAACTCAAGAGGAACAAATTGCAAGCTTTTTTGATTTACCAGACAGTTCAGGAGTTACCGCCAAGCTTGCCCCAGTACCGGAGGAAGCGACGACTAACCTGGCCGCAGGGTTCGATGAGACGCCGCGAAGTTTATTAGATCCCGCGCCTGAGCCGCCCGCCGATTCCGCTTATCCTGATTTAGGCGAAAAGGAAGACAACTGGTGGGAAAGAACGAAAGATAGTACTAAACAAGCAGTAACAGATTTTCCTGGTCAATTACTGTCTAGGGGAGGCCAAGAAGTCTTTATGAATTGGGCGGCTGGCGATCCTCCTGAGTATCCTCCACAGTTTCGTGGAGGCGCAAATTATTGGGAGCCATCAGATCAGAGCATGGCCTTTAGTGTTCTAAGCACTCCTTTGGGAACAGTAGGAATGCCTCCGGGGTATATGGGTTCTTTAGCCGGAACGAATACTTATCTTCAAGGAAGTGTTGGAGCTACGGCTGATGTTTGGAAACGCTGGATGAGCAGCTAGAAACAGTTTATTAATATAGGATAATATAATTATGGCTGATTTACAATCTCTTGGACTAAGACCAGAAAAGGGTCTTGATCCTCAAATTCAAGAAGCAGTGGCTAATAATAGACTATCTTTGGATAGGCCTATACCAGGAGAATCATTAACTAATGATCCTAATAGTCCTTATCCTTTTGAACAAGCTCCTGAATATACAGACAGAACAGAAGCATTAGAATATTTATTTACAACTTTTACAGAAGAAAAAGCTTACCAAAGTATTTTAAATCTTATATCTAATGATGTTCCTATTATAAATCTAGCAGAGATATTTCTTTATAAAGGTTTTACAGAAGGAAAGTGGAACCCTGATTTAATGCTTATGTTAGCGGAGCCAACAGCTTATATGCTAATGGCGTTAGCAGAACAAGCAAATGTTGATTATAAAATTATTAAAGACGAAGATGATGACGATTTAACAGAAGAAGAAATATATGGAAAGCCTGAAAAAGATGATGATGATTTTAGAATGTTTGGCAGGAAATATAGTTCAGGAAAATTAAAAGAAATGGAAAAAAAGAGCAAGGTTTCTAAGGGAGCTTTGCCTCCTGAAATTGTTAAAAAGATTGAAGAAGTGCCTGCCCCTGCCGGACTATTGGCTAGGCCTGCACAGGATATAGTTTAAGGAGTATTAAATAGATGGCTCAAGACCAAGAACAATTAATGAAAGTTTTCGGCTCTTTAATGCAGGCTAAAGGAGAGAGTTCAGATCCAGCAGAAGATTACTATCGGCAGCGTGAGAAGTATGAAAAGCGCAGAATGATAAGTAGTATTTTTGCTCCTATTGCAGGGCAGTTTTTAGGAAACTTAGTAGCGGCTCCTTTTCGTGAGCCTGTACAAGATTTTCTAAAAACTTCTGACGGCAGAGAGCTATACGGGCAGTGGAGAAATCACGATTTATTGGTAGGAGAACTAGCTAATGCGACAGAGGATATTAAAAAATATGACGGCAGCCGATCAGACTATTTTTATGATAGAGTATCTAACTACACTAATGAGCAACTGGTAGAAGCACTAGGAGAAGACTGGCATAAAGATTTTCAAGGGCCTCAAACTATTATGGATAGTGAAACAGGAGAGCTTATTAGTCAAAAAGCTTCTCCAGTTAGAGGGATATATGGGGATGTAATGGATCATGTTAGGCGAGTTGCTAAAATTGAAGAAGCAGAATATCTTGAAGGTATAGAGTATTATAAGAATTTCCCTACTTACGAACAGTTTATAACTAATGTTGAACGGTACGGGCCGAGATCTTCTAATTTTGGACAGGCTTTATTTAGAAAGCTTAAAAGGGCTTTTACAGGGCAGTCCAGAGAAGACTATATTGATCAATCTATTTTAAATATTACAGGTGTGAATGCTCATATTTTCGCTCAAAAAGTAGATGAAAAGCCTGATTCCGATTATTGGTCAATGGATGTTGAAACACTACAAGAGGGAATGTCCCGCGTAACAGGCGCTATTACTCCCGAAGTACTAGACCCTATTATTCAAGAAGCTATAGAAAAATATTGGGCAACCCCTACTGGAACAGCAAAGGCCTTTGAAAATAAACTAGCCTTAAATGAACGAGAGTCGGCTAATAATTTATATATAATGTATCGGAGTGGAGAAATGCCTCCTTCTATGGAGGCCGCATATATAGCTGTAATCCAGGAAAGAGAGCAAGGCGCTCCCCTGCCTTCTATGGGAACGCTTAATGCAAAAATAATGGAGACTCTAAAAGATTTTGTAGTCGATTTACCAGACAACGACGATATAATAAATAGCATTATTGTTGGTGAAAATTTTACAGATTTTATGGACGGAAAAGAAGGGAGGCCTGGACTGAATCGAAGTTTATGGGCATTACAATTTGAAGGTGTTGACGATAGACAGATTCCAGTTTGGATAGATGACCTAGGTTTAGAAGGTAATTTAGAATATTATATAAATGAAAATGTGTTGACAAGTACTCAAGCAACTGCTTTTAAGGAGCATCGAAATATAGTAATAAATGAATTAATAAATGCAGGAAAGGGGGCAATGGCTCTTACGATTTCAGAAGCAAACAGGACGGGCCTGGAAATGCCTGCTATAAATAACCCTCTAACACGCAAAGTATTCCAAAGAGAGCTTCTATTACAAACAATAAAAGGTCTTACTGATGATTATATGGAAAGAGGGGATACTACGATCTATCAGGATCAGTCTTTTGATGTTTTGTTTGGCTTTGCTCCTAATTTACTTAGGAACGCTATGACAGGCAAAGTTTTTCAAGGAGAGAATATTAGTAATAGAATAGAGCTTTCAACAACACAGGCCGAGAGCGAGGCCCTCGACCTAGACGGGATGACGACGAGCGAAGAGCCGGAAGAAGAGGAGACTACGGACACCGACGAACAGATTGATATAGGCCCTATAACTGAAATGCCGGTAACTACACGGCAAGATCAGATAAATATTGTAGATAGGCTTGCTAATACTTTCCAAACATCTTACAAGGAGGCTCCAACAGTACAAGAAAATTATCAAGAAAGAGTACGAAGCGCAGTTAGCACACTAAATTCTTTAACTCCTGATCAAATTAATATATTTAAGACATCGGCGTTTAATTACAGAGCGCTCCCTTTCTATAGAATGGTAGAAAAAGTGGCTAACAGTGAAAACCCTGCAATATTTCCTCTGACTAATACTGACGGCTTGGTACTGAAAGTAACTCCTTCACAAAGGCTACGGGACGATAAAGTTTTAATAGGCGCGGAAGCAAATGCAGGAGGACGCTTTTTGCAATTTACAGTAGGAAGGATGGAAACGCCCGAAGTACCAGGAATAATGGGGCCAAAGCCGCCGCCTTTTATGTTAGGAGGAAGCGAACCTAAAGAACCTGATAAGGAATTTGTTGGATTAGCGGAGAGTTACTCAAAACAGAGAAACGCCATAAAATATGATAATTTACCTCCTGCACTAAAAGAATATCTTGGCGTTATAAGTGAAGCAAGTTATGTTCCGTTACTACGGGAATTAAAAGAGCTAGGCGTTAAGGATGTAGATAGTATACCGGGCAGAACCCCTGAGACATATGTGACTGAAGGAGGGACATATAAAGGCAACACAGATAACGAAAAAAGAATCAGTGAGATTAGAGCAGCCCTAGAAATCATGTTCCGTTCTATAGGTGCGCCGGGAAGTGACACAGCAGGAGTTAGAGGTACAAGGCTGCCTCTTAGTCATACTTTATTAATAGCCGCTTATAATGATAATAATCCTGATAATCCGTATTCTTTACCTCCTGTAGCACAAGAAAATTATCAAGAAAAAGCACGAAGCGCGGTTAGCACACTAAATAAATTTAACTTTTAATAGAAAGACGAATAATAATGGCTACAGATAAAACGTGGGAATCATTATATAGTGAGCCTCCTAAATGGGAAACACGCCCCTCTGCCAAAAGAAGATTTGAGTTTGGTGTGGAGGCTTCAACGTGGTTTGGAGGCGAGCTTTGGCGCATGGGAAAAGCCGCTTTACAACCAGGAGATTACAGAGAAAATATCGAAAGACTAGAACAAGAAAGACTTTCAAGAATTAAAGAAAAATTCCCCGATATTTCAGAAGAAGACGCAGCCAGTACAGCAGCTTTATGGGGACAAGGTGTAGGAATGCTGCTAGATCCTGCGATGTTTGGTACAATGTATTTAGCGGCCCCTGTAAAAGGCTCACAATTAACAAGGGCTGGCTTACGGGCTAAATCAGCCGGTATTTTTGGAGTAGAGGCTCCTATCAGGACAGCTACTTATCAATCTTCCAGAGGAGAAGATATAGACCCTACGAGCATTGCTTTGAGTACTGTTCTTGGAGGAGGAGTAGGGGCTGCTTTTCCTATGGTGGGACAAAGAAGACGTTTACTTGGGGCTGGAAAAGAAGAAACGCCAGAGCAAGTTATTAGGGATGCTACAGGAATATCTCATAAGCCTGTAGATGAAATCTCGCCTTCCAAAGCTTTAGAATTATATCGTAAAGAAATGCGTCCCAGTATTGTCGATCCTCCCTTACCTCTTGAACAAGAACGAGCTATACATACTTCTTTATTAGCAGCAAGAGAACGGGCTGATATGCCTAAATCATTATTAGAGAATACTAGAAATATTCCTAATAATAATGAACTTCCTGCTTATCGTGCTGCTCTTACGCAACGAATAAAAGAGGAAAAAATAAGACGTACTAATAAAGAAGTTGGTGCTTTATCAGATAGAGAATTCAGGCTTTTAAGAGAAGAGAGGGTCAGGGTCTATAAAGAAGAAAAAGCATTAGGATTCAATACAGCAGATCAAGCTATTGAACTTGGAGATGGGCTATATGCAGGAATATCTCAACTGTCTGATGATGGTCTTCTTACTGCGGCTTCTATTAGAAGGGCGATTATCAGACCATTAATAGGGGCGGCAGGAGGCTATGGAACAGGGGCTACTGCTAATCTCTTTACAGAAGAAGACAATATTAATCCTTTAATGTTCGCACTGATAGGAGCAACAGGAGGAGCTTTATCTAGTAAAATAGTTAAGTCTACTTTTTCTCCTTTAGTTAAAGAGGCTGGACAAGACGCGGTAAGTGACACTATTAAAAATACTATATGGGGTCAGGCCAATGTTCTTTTTTCTTCTACAATAGCTACAAGGGCAAATGCTTTTGGAGGGCGGCTAGAGCTATTTTCTAGGATGCTTTTTAATCAAGTTGGAGCAGATGCAAGAGGAGCATCTAAAGTAGCTTTAGAAACAACCTCCTCTTTAGTGAGGCAGGAAATAAACCATACCAGAAGGATATTTTTTGAGAATCAAACTTTAGACAATACAAAGTTTTCTTTGTTAGGATATAATAAAGATATAGTTCGTTATAGAGAAGCCGTTGGAAAATATACAAGAGGCTTATACGGTGAGACAGGGACAAGACAAGCCACCCAAGGATTAAAAGAGGCTGGTTTTAATGACGCAGAAATAGAAATGATTCGTGTAGCTTCTAGAGGAAGCAAAGCTCAAATTAATAAATTATGGGACGAGGTTAATGTTGTTCTTCCTGGGGTTGAAAAGCTAAAGGACTATGGGCTTCCTCAGTTTCATAACCATGCAGCAATTATAAAGAATGAAGCCGCCGCTAGAGCAGCTTATGAAAGAGCTTTTAGAATACAGGCCAAAACAGACGCGAGAATAAAAGATCCAGTAGCTGCTGCTAAGAAGCACATAGATGAGATTATACAAACAGGCTCCCCTGGCGCGAAGACCGGAGGTCAGTGGATAGGGAGCGACTATAGTAATCCTAATATGAGGATGCGTAGTATTATTAAGAATTTTGAATTAGACAGAACTTTTAAAGATATTAAAGCAGTTAAAGAAATTGAAGATTTTATGTTGTGGGATGTAGAAGAAGTAATGTCTCGTTATGTAGAATCGACTATTCCTTCTTTAGAATTTGCCAGAAGGTTTGGAGCAAGAGGCGAGGTAATAACCTCTATGAAAAGAGCGATTATTAAGGATTTTAAAAAGGCAATAGACAACGCTTCTTCTCCTAGCGAACAGAGAAGCCTACGAAGGTTACAAGACAAAGAAATGAAAACTATACATGATATGGTAGATGTGTATCATGGTAGGTTACATGCTCGGCATGGTATCTCTTCTAATAATATATCTAATAATGCTTATGCTATAGCTACTACATTTGCAAATTTGACTTATTTGCCAAAAGTTGTTGTTGCTAGTTTAGGAGACTTGGTACAGCCTTTTCAAAATAGTGGGGTTATGTCTGGTTTAAAAGGAATGGGAAGAACCTTTAGTAAAAAAGATAAAGGAGGATTTCATAAGGACGGGTTTGGGGATGTAGGAGTTCTAGAACATGAACTACGAGCCTATACTATGAAAAATAACCCCGGCTCAACTGTTCAGGCTGCTACTTATGCTATAAACCAGAAGTGGTTTCAAATAAATGGACTAGCGCCTTTTACTGGTTTTGCTAGAAAGTTCGCATATAATTCAGGAATAGAGGAAGGGTTTAAAATTGCAGTACGGCTAGGAAAAAGAAAAACGCAATCACTCGCTGCCAGGGCTTCTGACGCAGGGATTTCAAACCCTATAGCATCGTATCTTAGAAAGTTTAAAACTGTAGACGAAGCATGGCAAGACACAACGGCCCGTACTTATTTAAACAGAATAGGGGTAAAGGCGGCAGACAGGGATGCGCTTCTTCCTCAACTTGGAAATAGGAGAGGGTTTGCACAGTCTAAAAATCCTGCTATTCGTGCTACAGGACAGTTCTTATCTTGGGCGCAAGCTAAAAGCTCACAGACAAATGCTTTAATTAACAGGATGGAATCAGGAGATGCGGCACTGGCAGTTAGAATGTTAGGTTCGTTGGTTATATATGATGGTATTTTAACATTCAGAGATTTTTTAAACGATCCTACTGGAGAAAGATTAAAAGAAAAAGGGGTTGATACTTATACTGAGAATTTTAGAAAATTAGAAACTGTAGGAAGGTCGGGTCAATTTTCTGGAAATTGGACTCCTTGGTATATTGACAAAGTGGCTCAACTCATGTCCACAAACACGGCATATAATCCTCTTTCTAATGTTGCGCCTAGTTTAGGATGGGCTTGGGATATGATTACAGGTTTTTCGCCTCTTCCTTTTAAGGGGAATGTAGGCACGGTCTGGTCAAACTTAGCTCAGAGTGATCCAGAGGGAGCGATGGTACAGGTGCTTAACCGTGTTCCTCTTGGAAAAGAGCTTATGGATTTAAGAGAAGGCATTACTGGTGACAAATTAGTAGATAAGCCTGCCCTTCGTCGGCAACAAGCAAAAGGTGGAATAGTTGAAAATGTTCCAGGTGTTCCAAAAGAACCTGATGAAAGAATAGATAAAATGACAGGGCTTCCTTATAATGTACAAGCTGGTAAAGCTTTTATAGATGAAGAAGATCCAGAAAAACGAGAAGAATTTGTATTAGGAGGGCTTTCCTCAAGAATAGCAAGTGCTTTAAGAGAGGGACTAGGGAAGCTGTTTCCAGTGACAGCCTCTAAAGCAGACTATGTTCCTTCTGCCAGAATATTATCTGGTTTAAAGCCTTCCAGTAGAAAGGCCTCCCCTCCAAAAGCTTCCGAAGTTTCTCCAGAAGTACCTTCCTCTGCTGGAGAAGACTTGGCAAGATTGCAAGTAGCAGAAGAGGCCGCAGAAGCTGCTACATCTGCTGCGGGTAAAGATGTTGCAAGATTGAAAGCAGTAGAAGAAACAGACGTAGGAAATCTTTCACGGGAAGAAGTTCTTGATTCTATTAATGAAATGCCTTTAAAAGAAAGATTAAAAATTATAAGTGACGATTATGATACTTTTTATGATAAAAAATATGAATTTTTAGATAGCGATAAAATTGACTTTTATGAAGATATTGTTGATCTTAAAACCTTACCTTCTGATTTTAAATCTAATGATGATGTCAATACCTTACTTAGAGTATATCTAACAAGATATGATATTCCTGAAAAGTTTATGGGTGAGGTTGATACGTTTGGAGAATTTAGAAGAGTGGCACATTTTAAAGAGTTAGATAATGGTAAAATTAGAATCTTTATTCCTAATAATCAATATAGAGGACAAAATAAATTCACTACTAAAACATTTGATAATCCATCAAAAAAAGAAATAGAAGATTTTTTAACATCTAGTCCTGTGGACAAATCAATTAAGGAAGATGTTGCAAGACTGCAAAGTGTAAAAAAGACAGACAATGTACCTATGTTTCGTCATACACCCGAAGAAATAGATATTGCTGTTGCTACGGCAGCCAGTTCTGGGCCAGGAGTAGTAGGAGCGAAAGCCCTTGTTCCAAGAGCCGTTCTTCAAGAAGTCCCTAAAGCAGATAGAGGGTTTGTTTCTGTTCTAGAATTTGGAGCAGGGCCAAAAGCTCCTCATGCAGAACTATTTAGAAGAGAAGGTTTTCAAAATGTAACTGCTTATGATCTTCCTACTAGTATAAGAGAAGGAATACATGATCCAGATGCTTTGATAAGAAAGTATGATGTAATTAATGCTTCTAATGTTTTAAATGTTCAAGCTACAAAAAGAATGCTTACTAATACTTTATCAGAATTAAGAAACTCTGTTAAAGAAGAAGGCTTTATTATAGCTAATTTTCCGATTACTCCTAGAAAAGGAGCTTATGAAGGAATAGGGACTAACAAGCAACAGACAGATTATTTAATTTCAAAAATTAAAGAGCAGTTTAATAGTGTTGAACGAATTACAGTTAAAGGAAGCAAAGATAGAAATGTGTTTAAAATTTCAAAGCCTAAAGCTGATGCCGAAGTTCGTATTATTACAGAGCCTCCTGCTACGACTGTACGGCCCACTACAGAACTGCCTCTTGCTACTAAACCTGAAACCGAGGTAAGTGTAAAAAGGGTGTGGATAGAGGATCATGTTGAAAAGCTTGCCTTGTTATATCTACCTGGGGCTGCTTACCTCAATTCAAGAGAAAAAGAAGAAGCTCTTGATTCTATTAATGAAATGACTTTAAAAGAAAAATTAGAAATTATAAGTGACGAGCCAATTAAGGAAGATTTGGAAAGATTACTACAAGCTACAGAAGAAATAGAAGAGCCTCCATCTCCCGAAGAGGAAAAAGAAAGAGAGGGTTATCAAGAAGGCAGTTTGGTTGAAGACCCCTTCTCTGCTGGAGAAGATTTGGAAAGATTACAAGCTACAAGGGCAACAAGAAACAACAACCCTTACAACCTTGTTTACGGGCCTGCTATAGGAGCATCAGACATACCTTGGAACGACAAGCTTCCTCACGATCCTGAGATTGAAGACACCTTTGAAAGATTCCTAACCCCTTTAGCAGGAATGAGGGCGGGGCTTATTAATACATTAACACACTATGAGAGAGGAAAGAACACAGTAAGGGACTTAATAAGTGGTCACGCGCCTCAAAGGGGAGATATAAAAGAATTTCAAGGTAAAGATGAAAACCCTACAGAATCATTTATTAGGTATGTAGCGGATGAAATGGGGGTAGAAGACACAGACGAATTAGATTTAACTAATAGAGATACTTTAAGAAAGTATAACAATGCTGTTATTAAATTTGAAGGATTTGAAAATACGGACGAGACACTAGCAGATAGTGCTATAGACTTAGCTTACGAGTATAAGCAAATAAATTAAAATGCTCCTCTACCTTGAAAAAGATCTTGACAACGCTTATCAAATAGATTGCAAAGAACGAGCAAAGAAAGAAAAGCCTTGGATAAAGAGAGAAGAATTCAGAGGGATTTACGAAGACCTTATTAACCTGTATCTGCAAAAGGCAGAAGAACATATTTTTGTAGATGTATCTTTAGAAGATTTGCCAGGATGGGTATTAGGAGAAGTTGAAAATACATTACAAAACGAGATTGTATTTACCGAAGAGGATAAACGAGAGACATGACAGACTTTATTTTTAACAGATATTTTATTCCCACTTTTATTTTATATATTCTTGGAAGTGTTCCTAATGTTTATGCACAGCAGACAGGAGTAACGTGTACTGCGGGTTCACAGTATTGTGAAGCTAATACTCTTTTAACAACTACAACTAGTACTAATACTAACACGAATGTTAATACTAACATTAACACTAATACGAATACAAACACGAATACAAATACAAATAATAATACTAATATAAATACTAGTACTAACAATAATACTAATGTAAATACTAATAATAATCTAAATACTAATCTAAATACTAGTACTAATACTAATGCTAATACTAATCTTAATACTAATACTTCTACTTCAACTAATAATAATACTAATAATAATATAAATACAACTGAATATTCTGGAACATCAACTAATACAAATATTAATACCAATACATCGACCAACACAAATAATAATACTAATGTAAATACTAATACGAATAATAATACTTCAACAATTAGTTCATCTTCTACGGCAACTAATACAAATGTCAATACTTCTACTGTGGATCAAAATGTAACTAGCAATAATGTAAATACATCAACCAATACAAATAATACAACTGCTACTAATACTAATACAAATACTAATACAAATAATAATACTTCGGTATCTGAAAGCACTTCATCTTCGGATGTCACAACAAATAATACAAATGTAAACACTAATGAAAATATTAACCGTAACGAAACGACACAGCGGATTACGCAAGATATTAATAGTCCTCCTCCTAGCGCGATTGCGCCAAGTATAGGAAGCTCCTATTCACAAGATTTATGTACGACAGGAGTAAGTGGGGCTTTGCAGACCCAAATTTTTGGATTTTCTGGAGGCAAGAGCATAACAGATAAGAACTGCGAACGTATCAAGTTATCTAAAACACTATACGACATGGGCATGAAAGTTGCTGCTGTCAGCTTAATGTGTCAAGATGATAGGGTCTTTTCAGCTATGGAAATGGCAGGTACTCCCTGTCCTTATATGGGCAATATAGGAGAAGAGGCTCAAAAAAGATGGGACAGAAACCCGCAAGATCAGCCTGAAGGGATGACTAGTATTCACCATAATTTTAGAGAAGCGGATAGCAACTCCAGATATGAATATCGTGTTTGGACAAAAGAAGAGTTTTGTAATGAAATGCCTAACGAAACTATATGTCAGTCTTAGTTTATTATTTTCAATTGCCGTAGGAGCCGCTGATTTCACTGTAGGGTCTGGATCTATTATTGATCTAAGAACCCAGGAAGGCGCGTCACAGTGGGATGTTTCGGACGATGGGCTATCTGAAGCTATTGATTTAGGCTTTACATTTGAATTTTATGGGAATGAATATACTCAGGGGCATATGGCTACAAACGGTTGTTGGTCATTTACGACGGACTATTGCTATGATTACACTCCTGACCCGTTACCTAACACGGTTTATACTATCTACCCCTTTTGGACAGATCTTATTAGGGATAATGGCTCTAGAATGCTTACCAAGTATTTTGATTCTCCTGATGGTGACGGTTATTTTATAGCTGGTTGGTATGATTTAAGAGAGTATTATCGAAACTCCGATAACACATTTGAAATGTGGTTATATGAAAACTCTAATAATATTGAATTTAGATACGGAGAATTAGATATTAGTAACCATGATGTTTTGATTGGTATACAGGGAAGTATGACAGAGTATGATCAGTACCTGTTCCATGATGAATGTGCTACAGGAACTACAAATATTTCTAGTTCTTGTGTTAATAATGATTGGAATAATACTTCTCATAATACAAGTTTAGAAAATAACTCTCTGATAATAGAAGCAGATATTACGGCACGTTGTATTGCTGACCCTTTATATTCTATAGATTGTACTGGATATGCACAGGCTTATTTTAATCAGCAATGTGAAATGGACGCTTTATATGATGTGGGTTGTGCTGGATACGCACAGTCTTATTTTAATCAGCAATGCGGGATAGATGTTTTATATAATGTGAACTGTGATGGATACGCGCTGGCTTATTTTAATCAGCAATGTGGGATAGATGCTTTATATGATGTAGATTGTTCTGGTTATGATGCGGCTTATATGACGCAACAGTGTTCTTTTGATACGCTTTACCATAGTTCTTGTCCTGGTTATAGGGCAGCTTTAGAGCAACAACAAGCCATCGCAGATTCTCATACAATAGAAGAAGAAGAGATTGAGGATGGCACTTACAGTCAGGAAGAAAACGATATGTTTGGTTTATCTCCTGATGAAATGTATATAAATGAAGGTTATGATTCAGAAGAGGAATTTTATGGATATGAAACAGAAATTTTGGAACCTCCTTACAACGATATGGGCTACGATGAAGAAGAGATTCAAGCAATTGATCAATTTTATCAAGAGGAAGCGGTAACATTTGAACCAGAGAATTTGTTTGTTTCTGCTCAACCTGAAACAGGGTTAAGCTCTTCTGGTGACGGGTCTATTCCTTTTAATAATATAGAGGCAACACATGAAGAAGCTTCTGTTGTACAATTAGACGAAGCATATATTTTTGAAGAGTTGGAAATCACTGACAATTGGTTATCTGTTGAGGATGATTGGGCAGAAGACGCGGCTTTAGAAGAGGAAGAAGCTAGTCCCTTAGAAGAACAAGCGGAAGAGCTTTTTGAAGATTTAGAAGAGATAGCCGAAGAAACTGAGATTCTTTTTATTGAAGATGAAACCCTTGAAGAGCTTATAAATGAAGAAGAATTAGAGCTTCTGCTCGATGAAGAAGTAGAAGAAGAAGAAGACAACGTAGAAACTTTTAAAGAGAAAGAAGAAGCTACTCTTGATGTTGAGAAAAAATCAAAAAGGGTTTTTGTACGGTCTAAGGGGCCTAGTTTTTCCGGGCCTGTTCTCACTCAGGAAGCCGCTGTAGCTTTAAATTCTGTAATAGATATGGGGGTACAGGGCATGGAAGTTACGGGCGCTACAGGGTCTGTCAGTGCGTTAGAGGACGAAAGCGGTGATAGCTTCCTAAGAGAACAAGGGGAACAGACATCAGGAATTCAAGAATTTCAAGCAGCAGAAACCGGCCCTGAAATAGTTTCCTCTCCTTTTGAAGTAGCGGAACAACAGCAAGAACAGCAGACCCAGGACGAGTTAGTATTTGAAGAAGGAGAAACCTTTGCACAATCGGACATTCAATTTGAAGAGAATTTTAATGAGGCAATAGCTGTAGGAGGAGATATAGGGACATTCCTTAGTCAACAAGCTCCCGATTTTGGGAGGTTTGATGTAGCTCCTCCGACAGTTACTGAGCAAAGAATTACACAAGCTGTAGAATCTTTAGCAGATCAGATAGGAGCGGCGGCAGCACAAGAAAATTTACAAGGACAGTTAGATGTTATGATGCAGGAAGGAGGCTTTGATACAGATCAAACGGCAGCGGTAGTTTTCATGGGATATAGGGAAGGCTTCTCGCAGTATACACAACAGACGCAGATTCCTGATCAGGGCAGTTGGTATATTAGTAATATTTTGTATGCAAAGGAGGATGTACAGGACAATAACTTTAGCTTTTATATGATGGCAGGAAAGTCTCAAAAAAAGCTTAACGAAATGGTGAACGTAGGATATAAGTAATATGACAGAAGTAGAATATAAAGGTATTAAGGTTGGAGGAGGAAAACTTCTTCTAATATTGCCCCTGCTTGGTACGATTTCAGGAGGCTTGTGGGGAGGTTTTGAATTATATAATAGACTTTTGGATGCGGAAGCAAAGTTATCAGCACTACAGCCAACGGCTATAAAGGCTGAAATGAATAGACTTGAAACGGTTTATAATATTATACGGGAAGAACTGGTAGCCGATATTGCGGCAGTGTCTGCTAATATCGAGGCTGTTTCCCGTGACATAGACGAGTCTAATAGACTTTCTAGAAGTGTCGAATCTTCTACTGCTGAAACTCAGAGAGAGGTTCGTAATGATATATATGAGATAGAAAAATCTATGCACACACAATTTCAAGACATGAATACAGAATTAAGGACTATGCGAAGCGACCTGGACGACGAGGCCAGATCTATAAACGAGGATCTGCGTGAGATTCGTGATGATTTACAAGAAAGAATTGAACAAATATTAGCTAATCCTCTTAATGATGTAGAATAAAGGCAGAAGAGAATGATAGATAAATTGATAGGCCCCGTAACAAGTATCGTAGATAAGTTTGTAGTTGATAAAGACTTAAAGATGAAGCTACAGCATGAGCTAGAGACAGCTTTACATAGCGCTAACTTAGCACAGCTTGAAGTAAACAAAGCAGAGGCGGCTCATAAGAGCGTCTTTGTGGCTGGCTGGAGGCCTTTCGTTGGATGGGTCTGTGGGGTTGCTCTTAGTTATCATTTCATTCTGGCCCCTCTCTTACAGTTCGGTTTCGCGTTAGCCGGAATGGATCAAGAACTTCCAGAGTTTGAATTTAGTCAGCTATCAACTGTACTCATGGGGATGCTTGGCCTGGGAGGGCTTCGGACGTTTGAAAAGATGAAAGGAGTTTCAAGAGACTAGACTACTTTTATTAAAGAATCCTCTGTAATAGCCCACTAAGTAATATGAACAGGGCTATAGAATTCAGCACAATTAATGCCCTGTCTTTCCACATACACGCCACAATAAGCCACCCACTAGCGCCAATAAGCGAAAGGGTTGTATCTAAAAAATTAGATCCTTCCGAAGCCCTGATAGCCATTGCTGTAATTAAAACTAAAGAAGAGAACCACTTAATATACCAAGACAGTTTATCTTTAGGTGTTGTACCTTTTAACCCCATTTCAAATCTCCTAAATTTACTAATCAGCAGGCCAACAATTTAAGTTAGTTGCATACTATATTCCCTAGTTCTTCTTCTAAAAATTTATGAAGTGGTTCCAGTTTTATTCTGCCTTCTCTTATTATCTTCTCAATAATGGGAAGATCGTCCTTGTTAAATATCTTGCGAGCGTCTTTTTCTAGGAGGCCGCTTAATTCAGTTACAAGATTTCCTTTTGAATCAATCAAAATTCTAAACGATAAAATATTCCCTTCCTTATTCATAAGATTTCACAAGTGTTAGCTGAACAGGCTAACTCTTTATTATTCTCTGTCATGTCTTCCTTCTCATACTCAGGAAGAACTGTCCAATCAATTGAAGTAGTCGTTTTCTTTAGCCACTCCTTATATTCTTTAGCCGTTATCTCTTGATAAGGCGCTTGCTGATAAGAGTGATCTACATAAGGAAGAAAGGAGATGCCTGACACATCATCAAAATTCTCGTACACCCAGGCTCCTACTTCCAGCCACTCGTTCTCTCTAACTGAAACAGTTACAGAAGGCTTGTGTTCACACCAATTATCTTGGTAATGTTTCCAAAGCTTTAAGTGTTCTAATGCTGTCAGGTTTTCTCTGGTTATTGCGTTCTTTGGCGCTTTAATCGGGAAGTAAAATACATAGGTGTGATCAGGCTTAGTTGTATCGTCCTCATGGTACACGCCTTGATCCACCATTAACTGTGCTAGAGGGTCTTTCTTATCCGCTCTGATCGTTCTTAGGTAATAAGGGCTATGTCTAGTATGTATTCCACTGGCACTATCTACTAATTGACTAACAGTTCCGCTTGGTTTGACACAAGTAATAGCTGCTGCCGGGCTTATTCCTAATTTCTTAGCCCATTTTTTATTCTCTTCTACGGCTATCCTCTTTAACTGGTCAAGCTTAATACTGCCATCTACCATCTTTTTATTATCGAGAATGCCTGTGAATGAAACGCCAAGAAGCGCCTCTTCCTTAGTGTTGTTATGCCACGACCTGCTCAAGTATCTAAAGTTAGTTAGCGTGGCTTGGAAAGTTCCTAGTATTGTGGCCAGCCTTACCTTGTTTTGCAAGGTTTCTAAAGTATCGTTTTCTCGTACAACAACCTCTGTTAGGTTACAGAACTGTTTGTTGCGTAGAATGATCTCACTACAAGGATTAGTGCCGAAGTCTGAATAGGGTTCTCTCCTGCCGTTCTTAGCCGCCTGTTTTTCAGAAGCTTGTCTATTGAAGATCCCTCTCTCTCCGCTTTTACTTTCATACAAGGATAACCACTCCTTCATAAAAGCTCCCATATCGGCAGCATCCGTATAAGCCACTGAATTATTAGACAGCGCTCTCTGTTGATTATCTTCCCACCATGCCCCTGACTTAGCATTACGCATACGCTCGTCTGAGAGGTTGCTGAGAGAGATTAAAGCACTTCGCCTTACTCCTCCTACTACTACAACTTCTGCGACCTTACACATCAAATCATGGCAATCTATGGACACTAACTTCCTGTGGCCTTTAGCAATGGCATCCTTAAAAATGTTAATAGTAAAGCTAAACAAATCTTCTAAAGGCGCAGGGCCACTGGCTCTCCCGCCGAAAGTTTTTAGCCTTGCCCCATGTGGACGGACATTCGATACGTCCCACTGCGGAATCTGTCCAGAGTACAATAAAGAGATAAGCTCCTTATAAGCTTTGGCCCATCCTATTTTAGAATCGGCTACTCTTATCATAGTGTCTGTATCAAATAGCTCTTCTGGCAAGTCTGGAAGCTTGTTGACGTATTGACGCTCAACACTAAACCCTACGCCTGTCCCGCACATAAGGATGTATAGAGTCTCGTCAAAGGCTCTTGGAGTATCCACCGCCAGATAACTACAGTTAAATCCTGCAACATGGTCACGTTCCAAGGCTTTGCCTGCCGACATTAATGCTCTCATGCTTGGCATGATGTCTAAATTAAGCACAGCCTTTTCTAATTCATTTCGCACATTTATAGTAACGTGTGCTGTATCGGGCGCAAGGTGTTGTATATGTGTCACAAAAAAATCAAAGTAACGTGAAACTGTTTCCTCCCAAGTTTCTCTTCTTCCTTTCTCTTCGTTCCACCTGGCATATCTGCTTAGATGAATAAACTGCTGGTAATTAGTAGGTAGTTCAGTCCTCATTATATTCTTCTTCTCTGTGTAAAAAATCTTTGTATTTTAACTCGTCTTTCTTCTGCCTGTTTAGTCTTTTATTTTTAGCGTTTTGTTTTGCTTTCTTTCTTCTTAAAAACCCTAACCTTCGTTCAGCTTTCCTGTCTCGTTCAACCATGAACCTTCTGTCCTCCTGTCTATGAAACAAGGGGTTTCGTCTCCTGTCCAAGCCCCTACAATATTGAATTCAAAGTATTCAACGGCTTCTTCATAGCTCATGCCGTCACGCTCTATCAGAATTTTAATAATCTTCTCAGCATCATAAGCAATCAGGTCAGGCTGTGAGCAGCGCCGGGCAACGCCTATTATAGCTTCATCAAAACCGTCTGCAATTATCATGTCCATCCTTTAGGAAGTGTTTGCTCCGTGAACCACCTGAACCCGTTAGTTTCTGCCCATTCAGAATGGCTTCGTTTTGTTCCGTCCTTTCGCTTCTTAGCTTGAGGCATCGGAGCATCAGGATTAGAAAATAAGAATACTAGTTCTGTGGCTTCTGGTAATGCTTTCTTTATCCACTTATACTTACTGTATTCTTGAAAGTCCCAGAACCTGCCCTTTGCTTCTAGTAGAATAGTCTTATCTCCAAACGTCTGAATAAAATCAGGCTCGTAATTATGTTCAATAATATAATGAACCTTATCTCCATGATGTTCCCAGGATTTTAAAAGCTCCTCATGCAGATGCTTTTCCCACCTGGAATCATACTTGGGTCTTAGTTTTCTAGGCTTTCTTCTAATGGATCATCCCCTGTCTTTCTTCTAGTTCAAGAGTAATGGATCTTTTTAAAATAATCAAAACCTCTTCATCAACATCTTCTATAGAATGTCCTGACATAATAAAACCAGCCAAAGACATTACAATATCTTGTAGGGAGTGTGCTGTTTCGGTGCTGGTAATTGTAGGCTGCATTTTATTTGTTCCATAGTAATATCTTTAATGTTGGTTTTAGGCTCTTGTCTTAGTACTCTCTTTATTCCTTTCTTAATCCATTTGAAAGAATAAGAATTCAAATGAATTTTATTGTTTGCAAAGAAGTGAGTTTCAGCAGGAAGCAAATTATGAATGTTGCTTAACGATACCCTCTCCGCTTCTTCTTCTGGTAACAGAGACTTAACCCATTCGACTAGAAGTTCCCTAGTTCTTTGATGTATTTGTCTTGCTTTCCTAGCGTTCATGTAGGCCTGTTCACTTCTAAAACTTTAGGCAGGGACACAACGCGGGTGAAGTACTTTAAGCCTGCTGCATATTTGAATATCCTCAACCCGTAACCGTTATTAGCGTCTGAATGACACTCCATTTTGTAAGGACAGTAGACACATCCTCTAGGTAATCTCATGTTTCCGCGCTTACCTTCTGGTATTGGATTATAACATTTTGCAGGGGGCGTGTCAAGTGCTGCGGCCTCTCTCACCCTTTTAATTTTTTCCTTGACGTTAATTTTCACAAGAGGCCCAGGCTGATACAGGGCAAGCTCTCCGCTTTCTTTATTCATAGCTAAGAACCCGCCTTCGTCCGTGCCTTCGGCAGCCTCGTATCCTGCTAGTTGGGCCATGTATCCAAAGGGATCATCGTCATGGAGAGTTCCTTTCTCAAACTTCTTGAATGCAAACGAAGAGGCAGTCTTGATGTCCACCACTTCTCCGTCTATCTTGCAGTCCATGTGACCTTTAACGCCGTCTACTTCAATTTCTTTTTGTTCGTCTTCTACTTCATGTCCTGATAACTTGACTAACAAAAGCACCAGCTCTTCCAAGATATGCCCATAAAGAAACTTAATAAACACTGAAGGGTGTGTGCGGTTGAATGCTAAGTTTCCATTCTTTAAGTCATACCACAGCCTTCGCATAGGCCTTCCAATGATTGACATACGAAGAGAGGCCTTTTCCTTGTGAGGAGTAGACCAGTTTTTTAAGGCTACTTTTATTCGTTCCCCAAACTCTTCGATATGCTCGTCTGGTATTTCTAAATCTTCTGAATCACACAAACAAGAAAGAGTTTCGTAAATATCATCTACAACAGTTGTCAAGTTCTTACTTTGTGGCATTGCCTTAATCCTCTTTATGATCTACGAAACGCAGCTCTCTGCTTGTAGGACTATAATTTAAGATCTGAACATTCAAATCCTTTTGTTTCTTTGTTCTTTTTCGGCCTGCTCTTCCTGATCTGGTTTTAACATCTATCAAAGTCACTTCTCCTTTCTTAGTTGCTATCAGATCCACCGGCCCACTACAACCACAGTTTTTAAATACTTCATACCCGTGATCCCATAGCCAAGTGACCGCATAAAACTCTGCTAAATCCCCCTTTCTATTATCGTGTCTATGTTTCTTTCGGTCTAGTGCTTTCATTATTTATTCACTCAATGAATATACAGCGTAGTCATTGCCTTTGTGGGTTTGAATATTGTGTCCTGCCTTCCGAAGCTCGCTAATCCTGGCAGCTAGTCGAAAGCATCGAAAGTCTATCAAAGCTTCGATAGGTGAAATAGTTTTACCTGTTTGTAAGTGTGCTAAGATGCTTGCATTTTGACTTGTGTTAGAAATTCTCATTGTGTTTCTTCCTTATATTTAGTGTGTCTAATAACTCTTGCATGATCTCGTTTATCTCCTGCATAAAAGATAAGCCCTAGTCTTTCTAGTTCACTAGGACGCGAAGAAATTGTACTGTATCCCATATTGGGGTATGCCGCTTTCATTTCCTTAACAGTAACTCCTGCTTTGCCTGCTTCTGTAATGAGATTAAAAACAAAAGCCCTTGTTTTAGCTAGTGGTACAGCATACGCAGCTTCTTTACTTGTTTGTGGATCGTTTTTTCTGTGTAATTTGTGAGGGCTTAGATCATCAAATAGTCTTTGTTGTTTCATGTTAATGTGTTTCACTCCAGTTATCTCCTATGCTATACTCACCGTCCAACGGACACATGAGATGGAACGCTTCCCCTGCTTTACGGATACACTCCACGCCCAGACTTCCTACATCTTCTGCCTGATCTTCGCGTACTTCTAATTGCCATTCGTCATGGACATTAGCAACAAATTTAGCGTCGTATCCTTTTTCTTTAATTAATTTATCAAACCTGATCAGGACTTCCTTCATTGCGACAGCTCCTGCGCTTTGCAACAGTGTATTCAGTGCAGCATACTCACTGCGAATAAGGATCTTTCTTCCGTCTAATCCTTTGAGGTAGCCTCGTCCAGCCGCCACCGACACTCTCTTCTTGAGCGTCTCAAATGTTCGCAGATTATAAAGGAAACGTCGTTTAAGCTCTTCTCCATCTGCTGCGCTTCCTCCAACCACTGATCCAATTTTCTTATTTCCTGCACCGTAAATGAGGGCATAGATGAATGTCTTCGCCTGATTTCTCGATTCAAGTCCTGCAAGTTTTTGATTAGTGGTGTGTATATCTCCGTTAATGATTTCATTTATATAATCCTTGTCTTTCATATAGTGGGCCAGCATTCTTAGCTCTAGTCCACTAGCATCTATACCTACAAGCTTGTATCCTTCATCCACTGTCCAACATTCTCGGCATTCTTTTCCATAAGGGGAAGCAGCATTCGGAACCTGGGCCATGTTGGGGCGCATGTGTGTCATACGTCCCGTGATTGCACCAGTAGATTTTATAAAACCGTGTACTCTGCCGTCCTCCTCGTCAATTGCATCTAACCAAGAATCAACTTGAGCAATCCTTTTCTGTACCAGAAGATACTCCGCTATCAGTGCCGCCTCTGGTATCCCCTTCACTCCCATCAATACTTTCTCGTCAACGATAGGCCTGCCATGCTCCGTAAACTTCTCTGGCTTCCATCCAAACTCTTGCAGGTACTGTCCTATCTGAAGCCTAGAGCCTAGATTAAAGTCGATTGTCTTGTATCTTTTAATAGGTTCTAGTGTATTCTTAGTGACAGCTTGTTCGTATTCCTCGTTGGTTAGTCTGCCTCCTTTCGCAACACGGCTAATCGCTCCGTCCTTTTTACGCTTGGGAATTAAAACAATCTCTTCTATCTTGGGTTTGAAGATCTTTCTAACTTCTTCTTCTATCTCTGCCAAGCGTTCCCTTAGTTCTGCTAATAAAATGTTTGCCTTCTTCTGGTCAAGGAGGAAGCCATCTTTTCGCTGCTTCTCCAAGATACGGGAAACCTCATGCTCTAGTGTAACTGACTGCACAGAGAAGCCGCGCCCTTCTTGCTGCAAGTATTTAAAGACGGCTAAGTTTAATTCAACATCCCTGATACAATACTCTAACATTTTAGATGAATACTTATCGTACTCGTCAAATGTAATCTTAGGAAAGTTTAATCGTGACGGCGCTCCCCATGTTGCCAAAGCGTGTGCGTTAGGGCCGCCTCTAGTTGGATTGAAAAGCCTCGATAGAACCAGCGTGTCTACAACTTTGGTATTTCCATTGGCTACTTTCCTTCCTGTTAGTTTCTCAATTACAGGAATGTCAAAGCCTAAGATATTGTGTCCTACTAAATAGTCACTAGCTTCCAGAAGATCACACCCTTCTGAAATCTGCTCTGGCCCATAAGTATATAGCTGTCCACTGTCAACATCTTTTGCGACTATGCACCAGATCTTAGACGGTGTAAGAGAGTTTGTCTCAATATCAAATACTAATCTTGTCATATCTTTAACTGAGATTTAAAGAAACCTCTGTCTCCTCTTCATTAGAAAACATAATATCATCTGAATCCATTTCACTCAAACGGCCCGTGATCCTGTCGTACACCAAATGTGTTGCAATCCCAACGTCTCCAGTATATCGGGATTTCAATATCCTGATCCTGGTTGTGTTCGCTTCTACAGGATCATCTGATTGTTGGTTACGCTCCAGTGAGATTACACAATCAGACAACTGAGCTATGCTTTGAGAACCTCTCAAATGAGAGAGGCTTGTCTCAACCCCGTTCTCATGTCCACGATTACCATCTATCCTGCGTAAGTGAGATACCAATATAATCCCTGCCCCTGTTTCTTCTACTAGCGATCTAAGCCTAGTCATTATATTATCTATGGATCTTCTCTCGTCACCAGAAGCCAGAGAAGAAACAAGCATGTGAAGATGGTCAACCACTACCCATTTACAGTCACACCCGACGATCATAAACCGAAGCTTTGAAAAGATTTCATCTATGTCATTCGTTCCAAAGTG